AATGCCAGAAGTTCAAGTAGGCATATCACCGTTTTATAGGTAACAAGCGTTAAAAAATGATAGAGTAGATAGAAGTAACATCCACTTTTGGAGGATTATAAAATGCAAGACCCAACAACAAATTTAGCAGTTGCTCCGCAAAACCCCTATCAAGAAACTGGTCGTGGAGAAATTCTGTTCCAGAGAACTGTGGCCCCAAGCATCCCTGGAAATAAAGGTCCACTTCGCTTTGAAGAAGGTGTTGCTACAGACACCGACGTTCCAAACGACTTCTCAATTGGCGCGTATGTTGATACTGCATCTTCGCCACTGCGTCAAAATCACAACAACCCAGAGATGTTCTACAAGCATGCTGAAGACACTATGCGCGAGCGTGCACACGTAGGCTCGGCTTCGTGGATTGAAGCACCAGCGATGCTTAGTGATTTTGTAACTGGCGCTATGGCTGGAGACGGAATGCCAACATTTGAGATGGAGTACAATTCGGGCGCACACATGAACCGCCCAAATCCAACAGTTGTAACAGATTAAGTAAAACCTAATATTAGGTACTGTTTATGGCTCGTCAAGGCAGTGCGCTAGGAGAAGGCAGAGAGGGTGCGCCAAGAGGAAGAAGTAGAGACCCTAGAAAAGTAATCATTCCGCTAACAACGTCTTTGTCTGGTATCCCTATTGCTGGGTCATATCAAGGAGGCGGGTTATACGATTTTTCAGCAATGAAAAAGGCTAGATGGTCTGAATTTTACGGAACTCAGCATTCTCATAAAAATTTAGGCTACGATTATAACTTTAAAAATCGTTTTGTATCAAGTGATACTGGGCGTCGTATTGGCTTTATTGGAAACGTAAGCGGTATTCAAACAGCGCGCCGTGAGTCAAGTAGCGCCAAAACTATTAAAGACCCAACTGACGCTTTTAAACCGCATAAACCTTTTACTAGAATCAGAGGTGCTGGAGTAAGTCCAAGAGTCCGTTTTATAGACACTGCTCGTATGAGAAGTCGGGCAAAGGCTATTTACAACAAAGCCAATCCAGCCAACATTAATCAACTGGATATTCAAAGACGTTTGGATTATGAAGAAGTTAAACAACTTCGTGGAGACATATTTGGTCCAAAAAACAAAGGTAGTTCGTATGGGAGATTGGGCAGAAGTACTTCGCGTGCGAGGTTGGGATGACTCCAGAATTGTGGACGGCTATCGCGGTTACAGCAATCCCTGTTATTGGTGGGGGTATTGGATATTTAATAAAGGCTTTAATTGCGTTTAGAGTTGAAAATAAAAACGACCATAATAAAACAATGGAAGCATTAAAAGACTTAAAAGTTGATGTTCACGAAGTTAAAACTGGTTTGTACGACCACATTTCATGGCATTCAAAAAAAGGTAAAAAATGAAAAAGAAAGACCTGTTCGTAAATGTCTTTCTTAGAATTCTTGCTACTTTCGCCGCATCTGGTCTTGGTGTTATCGGTGCAGGAACAATTGCTGGTGTTCCAGTACTTAAGGCCGTATTCATGGCTGGAATTGCAGGGGTTGCAGTAGTTGTTGAAGGTTTGTCACGGGCGTTCCTTGAAGACGGAAAATTAACTACTTCTGAAATTAACGAAGTGTTTAACAAAGTGGACAAGAAATCGCCAAAGGCAAAAGCCGACAACAAACAGTGAAGAGACAGATAATGGGTAAAGAAGTTGTTGAAAAATGACTTTAGGCAGTCAGTTTAAAAACACGTACTGGCAAAATCCAGATACGGGTGGTACTACTGATTATTATGTACGTGAAGACTACAGAACAGCGGAAGAAGTTAATTCTAAACGTGACACCAATCCTCAAGGGATGTTGTTCAGTCCATATGCCCATACTGGTTTGGTACAAGACCCTACGGTAAGTAGTGAGGACCGTACTAAAGCCATTAAAAAGTCGCTAAGTTTAACGGACCCCGTTGATTACGCACGTCGTGCCAAACTTAAAGGACCCGCCGCTGAAGGACATATTGCTGGATTTGTTGAATCAATCAATGAGACTGATACAACAATGTCAGATATCGGCAGAACGCATGCCGTATTAACAGGAGAATTGGGAGACCGTGGGCACTCCTCTTTCAGGGGCGGGGGCATCGTAGTTGGTGTTGAGCAGGCTTACCAAAAAGTACCCATCAAAACGGTTGGTTACGAACCTTCCAATACACCAATCTTTAATGAAAAGTTTTGGAAAGAGGGACAATACGAAAAGCACAATCCAGATGCAGCAGAATACTATCAAGACATAATTGCAACGCACAAAGGTAAAGAGCATATTCGGTGGCGGCATCCTAATGGCACTATTTATACCAATGACGATTTAGAGAAAATGACCCTTGGCGACTTGAATTTGCCTATTAAAAATAGGAGTTCAAGTTACGTTTCACGACACGAGGTGGAAAAAGGACAACACGTTGAAGAATTGGATAACGACAGTAAACAATCTATCCTTGATTCACGAAAAAGAGGAGAAGAAGGAGGATACAATCATCACAACCACCTTGACGGCGTGGACATTGACGACATAGTAAATGCCTATGAGTCTGACAATGCACCAGCACACAATTTCCACGTAATGGATTTTTTAGAAACTAATGACATTGTTCCAAACGTGTTTCCAGGTGCTGGTAAAAACACTGAAAAGCACTCTGCAAGAATTGTAAAACTTGAGAACGGTCCTGACAGAAGGACCGCAGGTGGTGGAAACTACAGAAAAGTAACTTGGCACACCCGTCACGAACCAGATAGGGCAAACCCCACTAAACTACCGACAAGAACTTATACTACATGGGATGACCAAGGCAATAAAGTAGGTGAAAGAAAAGAACCTATTACTCATAAAACTGTTCCAGTTAAAAATAAGTACGTTCCAAAAACGTCTACGCTTGTGCATGAAATTGGACACACTTTTGAACCTTGGCGTGGTTATAACGTAAGAACGGAACGAGTTCGCCGTAGACAAGGTGATGTCACAACGGACCCTATTGCGGAAGGCTATGCAGATGCTCACACCGATAGGACGTATTACCATCGTGGTCAGTTTGAAAGTGTGCTTCACGATTCTGATGTTCGTGCAAAACAAATTAAAACTAGCGGATATTCTTCCGAATACGGAAATTGGAACGCTACAGAAAGAGCACTCTATTCGGCTGTTCGTCAGCATTTGGCGACAAATCCAGGAGATGACCTTGCAATTCCAGACCGTCAAAAACTGCTAGACCACTATCAAATTAGAGAAGATGTGATAGCCGCACAAAACCACGAGTTGGCACGACAACGAAGGAACGTTCGCCGTCGTTCTAATAGAACTTACCGTTATGGGGGACATGCTCCCACTAATTTAGATGAGCATTATGATGTACACCTTGCAAATAAATTGGCCCTTGGTCAAATGTGGGAAACTTTGCCCGAACTTCGTCCAGTTTTACACAAACTAGGCTTTGGTAGAACTGCTAGTGCAGCCCATAAAGACTACATGTCAAGAACTGCGTCTCAAAAACCTTTACTTGACTCCGCCGTTCGGAACAGACGAAGGAATGAATTGCAGACCGCAGAACAGTTATCATTAATACCAACAAAAACACAACGCAAAAGGAATTAAGGATGTCTAAGAAAGTTGCTTGGGACTACATTGTTCCAGTAAAAATGCCAGCCGATTTAAAGGGTGTTCAACCTGGTAAATTGCCTGAACATCTGCTTTGTCCTGCTGTCGGTGGTGGAAAATTGCATTGGCTTGCTGCCGCTGCTTGGGCTGCAATGGTGGGGGAAGCAAAGGATGACGGCATTGAATTAAAGCCCGTCTCAGCAGGAGACACTTATCGCACATATGAGTCGCAACTTGCCGCCTTCAAACAAAGATACACCAAAGAACCAAACGGCAATTCAACAAGAACATTTGAAGGTGTTAAATGGTACAAGAAGGACCCAAAATTGGCGAGCCTTGCCGCACCTGGTACCTCTCAGCATAATTTGGGAATTGCGGTTGATGTTCATTCTGCCGCTGAACCAAAGCGTCTTCAATGGTTAATTGACAACGTTAAAACATTTGGATTTTCATGGGAAGTGGTTCCAGAAGAACCCTGGCATTTGCGCTATTGCGATGGTGATGTGCCATCTGCGGCTGTTAAAGAATACATGGATAAAAACAATATTAAAGCACCAAAAGGTAAAAGTGACAGCGCTTCTATTGTTGAAAACGAAGATAAAAGCACTTTACGCCTTGTATTAGGAGATACAGGCAATAAAGTAAGGCAAATGCAAGAACTTCTTACTAAAAAAGGCTTTGCTTGCACCGCCGATGGTTATTTTGGACCTGCCACACAAAAAGCGTTGAATTACTTCAAACAGTCTGTTAACCTGAAACCCAATGGCATCTGCAACGACAAAACATGGGACGCTATTACCGCATAATTCGTTTACAAACTGGAGCGCAATTTGGACAACTTCTCATTAATTAACGATTTACAAAATCCTAAAAAAGAATTAGAAATACAAAAGTGCAAAGTAGGTCGTATGCTTGACTCTCTTCCTGAAGATGCCAAGGAAGCGATGATTAAAGCAATTGAATTAATTCGCACTACGCAATATCAAGGTAAAAACAAAATGTACAGCAGTGTTTGGTTATCTAAAGTTCTTCGTAAAAATGGTTATCCAGTAAGTATAAGTACAATTCAACGACACGTTAATAAGGGGTGCTCTTGTGAATAATCTAATCAATGATTTAAACCAACCGACTAAAAAAACCAAAGTTCTTGGTCAATTACTTGAACTTCTTGAACGTAAGAACATAAATATTGAAGACATTGGTGATGTAAAAAAAGTATCTATTTACCAGTCTCTTACTAAAAATGACGAAGGCGAGGCAGAAGTTCACGACCTTGCTGCCATTCAATTTTCACCTGCTTGGGAAAACGGTCCTCAATGGCCCGTTATTCAACAAGGTCCAGCCATTAAGTTGCCTCATAAAAAGTCAATTATTAAAAACAAAAACAAATACAAAAAATGCGTAATAATTCCTGATGCTCAAATAGGTTATTACCGAGGACGAGATGGGGAACTTGAACCGACCCATGATGAAAAAGCAATGCAAATTGCACTTGAATTAATAAAAGAAGTAAATCCGCAAATAATTGTCTGTGTTGGTGACAACTTAGATTTGCCTGAAATGAGTAAATATATAACTACTCCTGCATATCAACAAACAACCCAGGCGTCAATTGACCGTGCAACTAAGTTTTGTGCCGAACTTCGTGATGTCGCTCCAAATGCAAAAATTATATGGCTTGCTGGTAATCACGAAGAGCGCATGCCAAAATACTTACTTACAAATGCAACCGCTGCGTATGGGTTGAGAAAAGGTAACGTTCCCGAATCTTGGCCAGTTTTAACTATTCCATATCTTTGTCGTATGGAAGATTTTAAAATTGAATACAGACCAGGATATCCAGCATCTGATTTTTGGATTAATCAAAAACTTCGTGTAATTCATGGAGACCGAATTAAATCATCTGGTTCTACCGCCAACATTTATCTCAATCAAGAAAAGACTTCCGTAATTTATGGTCACATTCACAGAATTGAAACTGCTTATAAAACAAGAGAAGATTTTGACGGCCCTCGTACAATTATGGCGGCTTCACCTGGTTGTCTTGCACGTATTGATGGAGCGGTTCCGTCAACCAAAGGCGGCGTTGACCTTGATGGGAGACCTCTAGTTAGATACGAAAATTGGCAACAAGGAATGGCGGTTGTAACTTATGAACAAAGTGGAGACCACAAATTTTCATATGAATTAATACCCATTTATAATGGTTGGGCATTTTATAAAGATAAAGAATTTATTGCTAAGCAATAATGACTACTATCATCGGTATTCAAGGAGACGGGTTTTCTGTAATCTGTTCAGACTCACGTGTATCTTCAACTACCGATAATTTGTCTCAAATTGGAACGTTAAGAGAAGGTTCAAGCAAAGTTGCTCAAAACGGTAAATACTTGCTTGGAGCGGCGGGAGATGTTCGTGCTATTAATATTTTGCACCACGTATTTCAACCGCCATCTCCTCCAACAAAGTGTAATAAAAAGGCATTAGACCAATTTTTTACAATGAAATTTATACCAGCCCTTAGAGAATGCTTTGATTTGCAAGGCTATTCGGTACCTGAGAATAGAGAGGATAAAGACCACATTGCTGAACAAGGTTCGTCAGTAATTGTTTCTGTAAACAACACTATATACGTTGTAGAAAGCGATTATTCCTGGTCGTCCGAAGCAACTGGATTGTATGCTTTGGGGTCTGGCTCATCATATGCTTTGGGAGCCTTGTCAGTATTAATTCGTAACAAAAAAGTAAATAGCCAATTGGCAAAAACGTATGCTTTTCGTTCTATGGCTATTGCTGCTAAATACGACCCCAATACAGGGTCGCCTTATCATTCATTTGTACAAGGCGAAAAAGTAAGCGTTAAACGACGTAAAAAGGTATAATTAAACTAACAACCTCTTAAGGAGAATAATAATGTCTAAAAAGATTAATGTAAGCGATATTTGCGATGTGGCCACCAAAGGTGGGGTGGTAGGACTTGTTTCCTATGTTCTATCTACTTATGAAATTGACGCATCTCTTAACATAGTAATTTTACCTGCTATTCTGTATGTGCTTAACGTACTTAGCACTAAAATTGGAGACCCTCAAATTGCTAACTTTTTTGCTAGACAAAGCAAAGTTGTTGAGGCCACGGTTAAAGAAACAATTGCCCAACCGACTAGTGTCGCCAAGATTCCTGCAGTTAAGAAAGCCGTTTCAAAAAACAAAAAGAGATAAAACATTAAATGGCAATTGATTTTTGGTCCCCCTCTTATCGCGCCGCCGCTAGTGATTTAACAGTTGCTATCAGCCCTTTAGGGCTTGTTGAGTTAGCCGATGAAGAGTTTGAGGTTCACGGTCCACGTTTAAATAGGTATGCGTCTGCTTGGGCGTGGTACTTGGGGCACCACTGGTCATATCGCCGCGAAATGGGCGAATCTCAATTTTACATGAACTACGTCCGCACCATGTCGGATTACATTACCAATTTTTGTTTTGGACAAGGGGTTCAATTTAAAACTCCAGAACAAAACAACGCAATTATTCCTCATTTATTAGACGATGTATGGAATACGCATAACAATAAACATAAAGTTTTGTGGGAAATGGGACAATTGGCTGGAGTTACTGGCGATTGTTTTGTTAAAATAGCGTATGAAGAACCCTTTGTAGACACCGCTGGCGTTCCTCATGAGGGTCGTATTAGGGTTATTCCACTTAATCCAGCGCATTGTTTTCCTGAGTATCATCCGCATGACCGTGACCGTATTATTCGGTTTAAACTTAAATATCGTTTTTGGGGAACATCTGCTGAAGGAACCCGTCAGGTATATACGTTTACAGAAATACTCACTGACGAAAACATTCAACAATTTATTAACGATGAATTGATTGATGAATACCAAAACGTGCTCGGAAGCGTTCCAATAATACATATTGCTAACGTAAGCATTTCTTCGTCGCCGTGGGGTCAGTCAGATATTTACGATATTATTCCGTTGAATCGTGAACTTAACGAAAAAATGACTGAAGTTTCAGACATTATTAACTACCATGCTGCTCCTGTAACAATCATTACTGGTGCAAAAGCAAGCCAACTTGAGCGAGGCCCAAAGAAAGTTTGGGCTGGTTTGCCAAAAGATGCACAAGTATTTAATCTTGAGTCTCGCGGAGAAATGGCTGGGGCTTTAGAATATATTCAATTTTTAAAACGAACAATGCATGAAATTACTGGCATTCCAGAAGCGGCTTTAGGGCAATTTCAACCAGTATCCAATACTTCTGGAGTTGCTTTGGCAATTCAATATCAACCCTTGATGAATCGTTACAAAATGAAAAAAATTCATTTTACAAAAGGTCTTGAACGAATTAATGAACTTATTATTCGTACTGCCGTTGTATTCCGACCAGACATGTTAGTTTATAATCCATTAAAAGCAGCAAAGCCAGAACGAGACAACTTGCTTCAATTGGACCCTGCAGACCCTGTTACGTATAAAACAACGTGTCATTGGCCCGACCCGTTGCCAGTTGACGTTCTTATTAAACTTAATGAAGTACAGGCTAAAATGGGTCTGGGTCTTGAGTCTAAGCGTGGTGCTTTGCGTACGTTGGGTGAGGAGTTCCCGAACGAAAAGATGGAAGAAATCTTTGAAGAACTTATGGATGATGCTATTGACCAGGGTTCTTTGACAATGCTTACATCTCAAATACAGTCTGCAGTTATGATGGCAACAGGAATGTTGCCCAATAATGAAGGTCCTGTTGCTGCGTCGGCTGGAGGGTCCGATGTATCATCCGCAGGAAATTCTCAAGGTTCTATGCCTGGAACGGCTGTGAACCCTGTAGAATCGGACCTGATGAATCAATTGGTTAGCAAGGCTTACGGTGCTAGGTTTGCCCAGCGTCGTAATCCAAGTGAAGAATAAATTGTTTATTATTTAAGTTAATATAAGCCCAACTAGAGAGGTATACACCTATGGCAAAGCAAGAAGAAGATGCTGTTACTATCCTTGCAGACGCAAAAGCAACAATGCTAGATGAGTCGGCAAAAGTTACAGGTCAAAAAACCAAGACTTTTTCTGAAGATGATGTTGAAAACATCCGTAAACAAGAAAAAGACAAGATGTACAAGCGTCTTGAAGAGTCCGATTCACGGACAAAAATCCTTGAAGAGCAGTTAAAAATCATTTCTATGGAACGAGAAGCGGCTATTAAAAAAGCCGAGGAAACCGCTCGCACGGAATCAGAGATTCGCAAACAACGTGAATTTGAAGAATTGACCGCAAAAGAACTCTTGTTAAAACAAGAGACTGAGTTTACAAAGAAAATAAATGACGTTGAGGCTGAGTGGAAAAGCCGTTTGGCTGAAATTGAACTTGAACGTCAAGCCCAGGCTGCACTTTTAGAAAAAGAACGACGCCATCAGGAACTGCAAAACTACATTGCTCGCCGCTTACAAGAAGAGCAAGAGTACATTATTCCACGACTTCAACCTTTGCTTAGGGGTTCAAGCGAGGAAGAAATTGAGTTGCTGATTACACAGTTAAAGGAAGCAAGTTCTGATATTGTAGAAGATGTTCAAAGAGCGCGAGGGGAAACCCAAACACGTTCTAAAGCAGTGGGTGTCACAGCACCTCCTGTTGGACCTATGGAAACTCAAATGGAACAGCAAACGTTAACTGCGGAAGATATTCGCAATATGTCAATGGAACAGTATCAAAAAATGCGTGAGAAACTTTTAAACGCACGTTCTTCAAAAGGCCGTTTTTAACTAACTTTTGAAAAATAAATAAAAACAATTATCCAACAAAGGAATTTTCTATATGGCATATCCAGGCCCAGCGGGTGGTGCGGTTACTGGAGCAGACCTGTCGGCAATTACAACGACTGGCTACTCAAGTGATACAACGCTCTCACCAGCAATTCAACAGATTTGGTCAAAAGAGATTTTGTTCCAAGCAATGCCTGTTCTTCGTTTTGAACAGTTCGCAGTAAAGAAGACAGAACTTGGCGTAATGCCTGGTTTGACCGTTAACTTTATGCGTTACACCAACCTCACAACTAGCGACGACACAGGCGCAGAGTTGACTGAAGGTGTTCGCATGGAACCAAGCGCTCTTTCGGCAAGTCAAATTCAAATCACCGTAAAGGAACAAGGCAAGTCAGTTGCTGTCACCGAGTTGTTGCTTAATGCAGCATTTGATGACGTAATGGCATCGGCTTCACGTCTCCTTGGTCGTCACATGGCACAGTCAATGGACATCCAAGCACGTAACACGCTTTACAAAGTTGGTGTTCCATTCGGCGGTGGCACAGCCGTTGCACCAAGCGTAGTGTTTGGTCGCAACACCAACGGCGCGACACGTGGTTCAATCGCTCCTTACGAGTACTCAACGGCTGGGACGGCTTCGGCTCCTGGCTATCTCTCACCTGCTACTATCAAGGACGCAGTTGAAGTACTTGCTGGTCAGAACATCCCACGTCTTGGCGACACGTATGTGTGCTTCGTTCACCCATCACAAAGCCGTTCGCTTCGTGACTGGCCTGAATTCATTGAAGTCACTAAGTACGCTGCTCCAGGCAACTTCATGCTTGGTGAAATTGGTCGTCTCTACGACGTGGTATTCATTGAAACAACGCAAGTACTCAAGGGACAAGCAACAACTGATGTCGTTGACCTTGACCCAAGCACTTCTGGTTTCCAAGACCCAATTGCAAGTTCATACAGTGCAATGATGATTGGTGACAATGCATTTGGTCAAGCAATTGCTTTGCCAGTTGAATTGCGAGATGGTGGCGTCATTGACTTTGGTCGTGAGCATGGTCTTGCTTGGTACGCAATCTGGGGCTTCGGAGTTATCACTGCCGAGAGCCGAGTGCTTATCAATACCAAGGGCGGCGCAATCGCTTCCTCCTGATAATCTCAGGTAATTTAATTAAAGGGCCAGTGGCGTTTAACCACTGGCCCTTTATACTAGTAAGTGTCCAACCATAAGGAGAAAACATGGTACGTAAAACACAGCAATTTGCAGAAGAAGTAGAGAATAATGAGGTTGAAGTTGCAGTTCCTGTTCCAGCAGAAGATAGTAACCTCGTTCAAGCCCGTATAAAAGGGACTTGGAAAATGTTCTGGGGTCAAGAAGTGTATAATTTTGTAGATGGAAAACGATTCAACATTTCAAAAGATTTGTACGACTACCTGCGTAAGAATGGAAATATTTACGACACTTTGTAAAGGATTTTAATGGCGGGCTTTACAATCCCCAACGCACCAGATACTGATAAATCAACACTAGACCAATCCGAGCCAGACCGCGTTGATTTTGAGATTCTAGGCAATCGCAGAAAAGGCGTTGTTTCTGGTGCTGCAGTAACTGTTGTTTCTGGCAACATTGTTGCCGTTGCTTCTGGAACCATTGCATATGAGGGAACAGATTACGCCCTTTCAGCCAATGGCTCATACTCATTGTCAAGTGCCCCATCGTCTGGAAACCGTTTTGATTTAGTGGTCGCTAGGTATGCATCTAATGCAGTAACTATTCAAACAGTTACTGGAACTGCTAGTTCTACAAATCCCATATTTCCAGTACTTCTTTCCACGGATATCGTTCTTGCGGCGGTATTGCGTCGTACCAACGAATCAATTGTTGCAAACGACATTATTGACAAACGTGTTTTAACTCCTTCTTCAGTTTCTTCCGCTGTTGAAATTAGCGCTATTAACCTTGATGGTGGAACCGATATTGGAGCGGCTCTTGCTGATGAGGACCTTATTCTTGTGGATGACGGAGCAAACGGAACTAACCGAAAAAGCGTGTTGTCTAGGGTTGCAACCTATTTATTTGGAAAAGTTAGTGGAGATGCAACCGCATCATCCACTGGCACATTAACTCTTGCTAACACTTCTGTCACGGCTGGGTCGTATACAACGGTTAATCTTACCGTAGATTCCAAAGGCAGAGTTACTTCTGCTGAAAGCGGCACGTCTGCTCCTACTGGGGACAGCGACCAAAT